GCGGCGCTGCAAATCAGTATTCCTGGTCTGAGCATCAGCTAACTCCTTCGTGTATTTAGCATCAAGGGCAGCAACGTCACGCTGGCGCTTAGTCATGTCGGTAATTGTCGCGTTCGCCAGTGTCAGGCTATGGCTGGCTGTATCGCGCTGCGATTTATACTGAATGGCGTTGTCGCGGTAATGCTCTGTTGTCCATGCAAGTGCAGCAATCAGCAAAGTCACTGAGAGTTGCAACCAGTATTTTTTCAGCAATACAGGTAACAGATTCATACCAGCACCGATTTTGCTTTCTCAAAGCGCTCCCGCCGATCACCAATACCGTTCTGTCCTCCGTTGATTATCTGCGTAACGCGTACCAGGTCGCCGGAGTATTTCAGACACCCTTTAGTCACAAAAAACCACGCTGCGGATCGGGCGGCATGACGTTCCAGCTCAAGCTGTCCCGGATTCGCCACCAGATCCAGTTTCAGGGCAACGCCACATCTGGTGTAATTCTCCAGCCCGGTAATCTGGATAAGCCCACGCCCGCGATACTTCCAGCCATCTCCGGCGTCTTTGTTCCCCATGCGACCACCGTAAACCAGATTGGCTATTTGTGGCTGGTGGGCAACCTGGCGACCATCAATACGCCCCAGCATTTCGCACTGATAAGGCGTAAGGCGTTTACCAAACGTTTTTTTCAGCGCCTCCACCGAATAATTAAAGCTTTCCTTCAGAACAGTAAATCCTGCTGATTCATGTCCCGTTTGTGCAATGAACATGGCCTGATCCAGTGGTGCAGTAATACCGAATTCGCTCATTGCCGCCGTAATATGCGGATACCAGCGCGCAGAAATCCCGGCGCTAATACCAGCCGCCTGCTGAAATTGTTGTTGATTCATCAGTGCCTCAGTGCATCAACCAGACGCGCCACATTACCGCGAGCCCACAGCACAGCGGCGCAGATAAGGATATTCACCATCACCACCAGCCAGTGGGATGATTCATATAAACCAAAAACAAACCGGAAAGGGACGCTGGCATATACCAGCACCATGACATAGGCCAGTAACGAAATCAGGGGGCGGTGTGTCGCATCACCGCGTCGGTAAAACATCAGAACGATGACTATAACCCCACAAATTACGGCATTCAGAATTGCAGAAGGGTCATTTGCTACCATTTGATCCCCCTCCCCTGATACGAGAAAGAATACTGAACAGGCTGTTCAGATCCTGACTGTTAAGAAAAGTGAGAAACTTTATACACATTGCAGAAATAATCACTGCGCCAAGTGCATCCAGTGGTTTTTCATAATGCGTTATTGCCGCAAGCTTAGTACCTATCAACCCGGCGCCAAGCACTCCCACAATAAATGATGTAATAAAATAAGCGACCAGCCTGATGCGTCCGATGTTGGTTGCCGTGGCGACATAAAACACCGCGCCGGCAAAAGCACCGAATACCACACCATAATCGGTTCCGGTTGCCAGACCGAATACACTGGCCCCCATTAATCCACCAGCCAACACTGTCGCACTGGATACAGGTTCGGACATTCATCCCCCTCTGGTTATGTGGGTCCTCTCAGTTATGAGGGGAAATAAAAAAGGCTGCCTGATGGCAGCCCTGATAAGGTTTAAGTCATTTAAACTGGTGGCTGTAACGGCCCAGACAGTACTTCTGCTTCACCGTTATGGCAGATATCATCGCCCCTTGTCAGATGCCAGACACCGACAATAAGCTGTCCTGATTCCAGATCGTCAACTGTGTCATTCGTATAGTATGCCACCTGAGCAACACCGTTATGCTGAATCCAGTAATACCCTTCTTTCATTCACACCTCCGCAAGACTAAGCAAATAGTATAAGGCGAAGCAGAAAATGCCGCGGTGCAAGAAACCACAACTCAAATCCTGTTGTACAGGCTGCTCTTTCCAGTCACAGCCTCACCACCGATAGCTCAGTGTGTGATCAAAGGGGGAAGGCTTCATGGGCTGGATTTATCAACAAAGCACGTAGCGGATGATTCCCGTGAGCCTGAATACGAAAAAGGCCACGTAAACGCGCAGCCTTTATGGTGAGAGTTCTAATCTTAAGAGGCACTCCATCAAACAAACCACCCACAATTGTCAGAAGCTTGAAGGAGTGCTTTGGGGTGACAGTATCTGCGGCATTGTTGCCACGAACAACGTTCCCGCAAATGCTCCAAATACAATCCCGAAATCCGTTCCAGTACACAGCCCGAATACAGTCGCCCCACAGAGCGCCACTGCCGTACAGGAACCTGATAAAGGTTCAGACATAATCGTCTCACCAACAAGATTCAAACTGTTCTTTATAGCGTTTAATACCCAGAAATATTTAGTTTGGCAACGTAGGTCCCATACAATAATCTGATGAAGTACAAGTAGTTATCGCAATTAATTCATTACCAGAGAATGCTGCTGTAAAATTTCTGTCAGTCCAGACATTCTCTTTATAATATATTCTTACATCCTCCCCTGTTGCATAATAATACCTTGCTGTCGCCAGCATGTTATCAAACCCCTGTTTATGAGTCCCGAACACATCTATTTTACATATGGTATGGACATTAGGAACTTGACTCCCCCTCTTCAGTCCGACACAAAAAAACTGACTTTCCTTATCCCCTGACCTATACACGCCATAAGACAGATTGTTAATCTGAACATTACTCTGATACGTATTATAATCAGCCATGTTTGCATAACAAACACTGGATAACGACGCAAGAGTAAGAGCCAAAACCTTTAATTTATTTTTCATAATCCACTCCAACAATATTTACCATGACATATAAAAACACAGAGCAACTGAATGCAATGATTATCACTACACTCCTTTTGTTACTGCCAACGGCACTCACATACAAAAAAAGAAAATGTTTTTATGCTATCATCAGTCCAATAATTCCGTTAAAACTCCCCGTGCGTCATAAAACTCCATTTCATAGTAATTATAATTACTACGTGCATCATCCCTGCGTACTCCTCTCATTGAAAAACAAGCACTGATTAAGGTACCAAATGCACTAATCCTTTCCCGGGTACTTACCTGTGGTACTGGCAAGTTGGGTATTACCCCAGGATTTGATTGTGTACTCACGCGTAAATAACGGGAATTTGATGTTCCAGATCCGTCTCTTACCTGACTTGTATTTCTGTCGTAAACAAGCTCAACTGCTTCCTGGATATTTTCAATTGGGATAGAATTTACGGCTACATACTCACTTTGCAACCGCATCATCACTCGCTCAAAATGACTAAACTGGATACCACGTGACTCAATATAAGCGACAGACGGCGGAAGGCTGTAGAAACTATTGTCTGCACGGATTCTGTATCTATACAACCTGCCGCTAAATGTTGTTCTGGAGTAATATACCCGTGCTATGTTATAAGTCTCATTAATATCTGAGGTAGTCGCAATGTAGTTACTGTCCCGACTACCGGCGGAACACGAGTCACCTCTAATATGTTGCTGAAGATTCCTGTTATTACCATGAGAATTAAAACCATCACGGAAAATCACATCCGGAGGTCTCGAGTCAACACGATATACAAAATCAACAGCACTTGCATAACCAGAAAAAAATGCTAAAAATAATATTACTTTTTTTATCATACACCCTCCTACAGAAACTATCAGGCAAGCCACCTAATGCGTTAAACCGGGTGCTAACCATAACTCAGTTATACTTTACGTCTCGCTGGATAAAATTAAAAAACACACTACCCCAGTTTACGGGCATAAAAAAACCCGCTCAGTGGCGGGCTTGTGTCTATGTTGCTCAGTTCGCTTTACCGTCCCGAGCTTATCACAATTCAATCATTTACTGGCTCACTTTTCAAGTAAAATCTATCGCTATTTGTGCCAAATGTGTCACACATTGGCGCATAAAGCATGGATTCAGCAAGACTTAGCCAAGAGTCAATACGACGACGGCAAGTCATATAACACCATTCCGGGTGTTTTACCTGTAGTTCTTCAGCCATAAGGCGTTTGCTCTTACGCAGGCGATATCGATTCATTATGATGCTGTAAAGCCCTGAATGACCTTCTCTAACCAGAATGGCGCCAATAACACCGTCTATTTTCAATCCTTCCTCGTCAGTACAGAATGCCAAACCTGTCTTATTTTTGCTGTTGAGTATTTCACGAAGAAAGGCCTCCAGCTCTGGCTTAGTAATGCCAGATTTTTTCATCCGACGAAGAGCGTCGTTAATAGCGGTTTTAGTTATCTTCCCGGATGACAGAAGCTGGTTAAACATATTTCCACCACTACCACCACCAATATATGACCAGCGCCCCCACATTCGAAGCTTGCCTTGTATCCAGATACTTTCAAGAGTCCGGAGGCGAACCATTTCACCAGACTTACCAACTTCAGAAGGATTAATCATTAAGTGTTCTCCATTTACGCCAGCACGCCAATTGCCAGCGCGCGATCGATAAAACGAAATATCAACTCCAGTTGAGAGCCGTATTTCTCTTCGAATGCCACGGTGTCCGCATGTAATTCATTGTGATGCGTTCTGCACAACGGCAGCACAAAGAGGTCATGCGCCTTTGTTCCCATCCCTCCCTGACCGTAGCCTATCAGGTGGTGCGGATCATCCGCCTGCTTCCCGCAGCAGGCGCACGGCTGGGATTTAACCCAGCGGGTATATCTCTCATTGACCCATCGACGGCGTTTCGGACGTAACATGAAGCTTTCCGGCGATTCCGGATCAACCCTGAGCGCCAGTACCTTTTTCGCCTTATCCTGTACAATGCTGGTGGCCAGCACCGAGGGAACAATTTCACTTTCACGGGTAGCTGACTGGACAATTGCCTTCGGCATCCTTAATGCTTTTCTCGCAGCGCTCTCCGGTAAGACTTCTGCCAGGTCATTGCGTACCATCCACCAGCACAGTTCCGGGAGAGTAACTGCGTGCATATCGTCAAAACCCAGATCACGACAAACAACCGATAAAACCCATTTTGTCGTGTTCTCCACAGCTATTGATTTCAGCCGTTCCGTAAACTGTTCGCGCAGCAGGTTATCGCAGTGCCAGCACAGTCGGATTGCCCCCGGGGCGTGGCGCATGGTTGTCATCTGTTCGCTGTGCCAGTCTGAATGCGGCCACTGACAGCCATTCCCCCGGAGTAGCCAGCTTTCCAGACTATCCAGACCACCAGCACGATAGATAACCGACTCATTACGGAACACATCACGAACAGCAGGATCATCCGCCAGCGGCTGTGATACCGCCGGGACCGCGCCGCAGGCGAAAGATGAATATTGTTCCGGCTCTGGTTCAAGCAGAACACGCCCC